TTATACGTGTACCAATCTGGGAACTGGTAGTTTAAAAGATATCTGCCAGTTCTTTGATGCTAACATGAACTTTCTCATCACCTTGAAGATCTAGTACTTCTCGCCAGTCTAGATCTTTTAACTCTAGATCATCATAACATTCGATGTCTAGTGTAACACTTACAATTCGTTTACGTGCGTACATGAGAATCTCGTGCGATGTGTATGTATTATACCATATATGATGATGCATGTACATCTCGTAGTGTACACATATCTCGTATATGATTATGCATAATGACGATATGCTAGGTCATTATAATCACATGAATCTCGTACATACTCGTCATCAATCTCGTATGTGTCTTGTATGTTATATTGATGATTATGTGTATCTCGCATCATGTACTCACACATCTCGTCGAGATCGTATGTATATAACTCGTTGTTATGCTCGTATGCAAACTCGTAGTCGTTGTAGTACATAAGTCTCGTAGGTGAATCTCGTACTCTGTTATTATAACCGATCACCCACCATCCGTCAAGCGGGTCTCATAAGCATTATTTATAAGATTTGTGATTTTTATGTGTGGGTTCTCAGATTTTTCCCCGTCCCTGTGGGTTGACAACTGCGGTCCTATGTGCTAACGTGCTAAACTCACAAGAGCCAGGGAGGTTTATAAGAGGGTTACTCACAAGAGCCCAGGAGGTTTATCAGAAGGTTCTAGAGGGTTTATCAGAAGGTTCTACAAGGTATTATTCTCAATAAGATATTGCAATTGAGAATCATTAAAGAATAAAAGAAAACATATTTATAATACCATTTAAAAGCATTATTTTATATTATAATGTATCATATTATACCAAATACCATCAAAAGTTCACCACTTACCTATAGGGCATTGGGAGACACCAAACTTGACCTTTGTACCCATATGACAACCACACTGTCTACAACGATTCTGTCTTACACTATAATACTCACACTTCTTACATACATCTAACCTTTGTTTCTGTTCTTCTTCTGATAGTATAAGTTTCGTATTATTACTGGGTGATATATCAATTACATTCTTTACCACTTCAAATGTAAACTTGGCTAGATTCTTTCCTTGTTCATTAATAGATGGAAATTGTTCTTCTTTCATCAATCATAACCTCCCAGATAGAACCATCCAGTCACAACGTACTTATTCCCCTCTAATACCATTCCTCCTCTATGTGTATGTGTATAACCCGCTGGCCATAACAATAACTTTCCCTTCTCTGGTTGTTCTCTCCTTTTATAATACAAGAACTCTGTTTCTCCTCCTTGGAAGTCATCATTCAAATACACCATCCATACAATTAATCTTCTACAATGTTCTAGATTTGATTGTTCATCGTGCCAGACGTGATAACCTCCCCCTGGTGGTGTCTTCTGTACCTTTTGAACAATCGAATACATTGGCACATCCTTTAATGTACCAAACACCTGTCGATACTCTTCTAGACATTCCTGCATTGGATCATACAGTGCAGGTAATGGATCATAATCTAATGATGGACCCATTGAATGTAAATCATATGCCCAGTCAAACCTTCCGGCATTTGAATTGGGGAACTGAGTATCTTCACAATAGACATCATTAATCGACTGATAATAATCAAACGTCTTTATGATCTCATCACAGAAGGTGTCGGTGTAAACGTTTGAGTATGATCCAATGAACTGTGAATATTCACCCTTTAGTTTCGTATTGTCTGATGATGTGTTCATAATCGGGATACTTGTCGATGATTACTTGTTTGATTTGATCATAGTATACATTGTTCCATTCTTCATCATTTGAGATCCATTTGTCTAAAGGACAATCTCCCCATTGGTCCTGAATCTTATGTGGCAGATAACATCCACATCGTTTACATCCCTCCTCTGGTTCATCAAAGTATTCACACGATTCGCAAATACTCCACCTTTCCTTCTGACAGTTCGATGATGAATGAAATGGATGATCCGCTTCCTGTAAGAAGAACTCATCCATAAATTTAAAGATTAACTCTTTCAGTTCCGTGCTTGCACTTTCCATATTATAACATAGTTTTCATTATATATTCTGAATCGTACCCTTGATTGTATTGTCCGTAGAATACGTAATCTTGGCATTCTTTTTGATAAAGGCACGTCCTGCACTTCCTGATGATGACTGTCCCCAGTCTCCTCCACTATTACCGGCATTTCCTTTATTACCCGTCGAACTATTACCATTGACGGCACAATTATTCGTATTGCCATCATTACCACTGTTTCCTTTATGTGGAGACAGATTGATTGAAGTATTGCGATTCGACCATCCCTTTCCTTGTCCTCCATTACCTCCGGTTCCTTTACCTCCACCGGTCTGTGTGAAGTTAGAGTAATTATAACAATAATAAGTATTTCCATTGCCACAGTGATAACCCGTCGCATTGTATTGATTCCATCCTTGTCCTCTTCTCCACCCACCACCACGACAACGTGATCTTACACCATTCGGATTGATCGCATACCAGTTACTACAATAATTATTCTGAGCATTCGTTCCGACATTATAACAAGCCAAACCACTTCCATCATTTCCATCATTTCCGGACGATCCACCACCTCCACCAGCCCAAATCTTACCATAGGATCTTACCTCTACGGAACGTTTTGAATACGTATTGTTCACGTATAGTGCATCTCCTCCGGCACCACCAACATTACCACTCTCACCATAGATTGCACCACCACTATCAACCTCAATCTCCAGGTTATACAGATTCCCACTGAATGCCAGTGCATCATCACTCGGACTGTCCGCATGAACAATACCGGTCACATCAAAGATCTTTCGTACATTCTTCGACAGGTTATTATTCCAGGTTCCGGTATTATTCGCACTATAAGAAAGTTCGGTATCCGTTCCACTCTGTGTGACCACATATCGACTGATCGTATCTCTCAATGAATCAACGGTCCAGTTATTATTCGCAGAAACGGATGCATTCTCTGTTGCATTAGGTACTCTTTTTGTAATCGTAGATGCATCTTTCCAATCTACATCATCATCGGTATTTCTGAGATATGTGCTCGCCTTGATGTTCTTTGTACCACCACCAAACTCTGCACGAATCTGAGAAAATGAGATTGGATTTCCTGCTCCGGCAGTAAAGTGAGATGTCTTCGTAATGTTCGTTGCCATTATTATGACGCTTTTTTGTTATTTATTCCGGTGGTGTCTCCTCATAACCATACTTAATCGCAATCGAAAACCGGTGCTTATTTCTAAATGATGTCGCACGGTGTTGTATCATTCCATCAAATACCACCAACCGATTCGGTACTGGTGGTACACCCAGAATGTTTCCATCAATATAAAACTGTGTCTCTCCTCCGTCCTGTAGTTGCCAATCCCAGTTTGCATAATACAAACACGTCAGTCCTTTTCCGTCCTGATGAAAATAAGGATTCTCTCCCGGTGCAAAAATGTTCACGTACATTCGATAGAATGATAATCCTCTCAGTTCGGGAATCTTCTCTTTCAACCTTTGCTTAAACATCACAAAGATGTCCTCCCGTGCCTGAATCTGATTGATCATTCCTGTCGGCGGAAGTCCATAATCATCAGCCTCACCATAAAAGTAATCTGCTCTGTGACAGTAATCGTGTACCTTCACAAACTCTTCCGGAGTCAGAAAGTTATCATCATACTTGATTTTGTCCTTCAGTTCCATAAGATAATAACCTCAGATTAAATGCTACCGTAATACGTGGATTGTTTGGTGTTGGTTCCGACTTCTCAACGTGATGTACCAAATAAGACGGAAAAATTAATAGATCACCTTCCTTGACTTTCGGACTCCAGTTCTCCTTACAATGATTTGAATCCATCTCAAATGAATGACATCTCAGTGCCGAAATGGGATCGTGAAATGTGGTCGATTGATGAACTTCCTCATCAAACTTCAAATAGTGTACACAAGAAAAGTGTACCGGAGGTTGAAATGGTGTCGGATTGATGTGGTGATGTTCTTCCTGATATTCTCCATCTATGTAGTAGTTGAACCACATATCCTCCAGTGAAAAACTCACTGGTTTGTCAAATACAGAACTCACATACTTCATATACAGTTCGTGTATCTTATTCGACTCAAAGATCCTATGATTCAGTTCATCCTCATCGAATGATGTGGTCAACTTATCGGTCAACCAACCATTCGGAATTGGTAGATTCTTTTCTTCATAACACTTCTGAATCGATGCCAGTACTTCTCTCTGAATCACAGAGTTCTCTCTGACATTGGTATGATATAGAGTGACCGGAAACAGTGTTCTCTTATAGTGATTCCTCATTGTGGATCAATGTATCTCCCTTCCTGTGATTTATATGTATCCTCATCATTTCTTCGGTTCTTCACATACTCCAACTGATGCCAAGATTCCGGAAAGCACAATACACAACAGTGCGTCTTCTTATGAATCGGACAGTCCTTGATGTTCTCATCATCCTTACACCTCACACCAATCTCAATCGTAATGTATTTGGAATCAACAAAATAAACCCATCCTTTAAGAACGGGTCCGTATGATGGTGTCCAGATTACATAATCATCGACTCTTGGTTTATAAGTCATATAAATGCCGACATCAAAGGACTGAGATTGAGTTGCATTGCACTGTAAGGACTTGTGTCCTCTATTTCTACTTTATCACCGACTTGTTTGGCATTGATGGGTGCATAATAGCACTTTGTCTTTGTATTATAGAAACCCCAGATTGATTTGGGAGTTTTGTTGGTATAAGAAAACTGGCCGTGATTACAAACCCAGACAGCAAGAATATTACGCTTGAACTGTTCAACTTCATAGGAATAACCTTTTGGTGGTTGATGTGGGAATGAAAAATCAATGATCACTTTTCTCTTACAACACGAATACGATCGGGTGCACCACCACGTGAATATAGAAACTCCAGTAGTTCTTTGGCACGTTCTTTCGTCAGGTTTTGATACTCTGGACCTGCCACTGTCCAACCAATTGTCAGTTCTTCTTCAATTCGATAACGTTCTTGACTCATTTTTTTAAGTACAGAATACATCTATTATACCAGATTCGTGGTCATCCGCCAACCGTAACTTCGTGGCATTGATGATACGTTCCATCATTAGGTGTCCATAATCATTATCAAATTCTTCTTCATTCGAAAGAAGATCAAAGGCTTCCTGATCATTTTCTGCAATGAGTGTGATCAGTCCACCATACTCAGAAGATGGAAATGGCACCCAGTAATCAAGAATGTAGAGATATTTGTCGTTGGAGTTCATAATAGACTGATGTAAGTTTAAGATTTAGATATTGCTCATAAGGATTATCTTTGATTAGATTGAGAAGGTTTGAGACTTGTTGTTGTGCAAGTAACAACTTTTCTTTTTCTTTCACAGAAACTCCTGCATAAAATAATCAACCGTCAGTTCCATCTTGGATGCGGTATTTTCAATAAACTCATCCGCAATTTCTGGGGCATCCTCTTTAATTATGGCATACCAAGAATACCAAAGAGATGGATTTGTTGCTGGTGTCACCGACATTTCAGAAAGATGGTTCAATGATTGGTTCATAACGGATTCCAAGTTCACTAGAGTCTAGTTGTTCATAATATCCATACAACTTATCATAGAGAGTTGAAACACTTCCACATTCTCTGGCAATCAATCTCTCATCACGAATGTCAAGTTGTTGAAGTGCAGAAAGCACAATCCCCAACTCATTGACATTCATATCAATACAAATCTCCGTTTTCATTCTTCAGTAACTCCTTCAGTTGTTGAACAGTTTCTTGCATACAGGAACGGGAATAACCGGCAGCATAAGGGTAACCTTGATCACTCTTTTCAGGTGCAGTATAACATATCTGAATCGCATTTTCAAGTCGATCAATCATATACTCAATGCGACTAATAGAAATGTGAGTGGTTTTCATAGTGAAAGAGTCAATTGTTCGAATTGAAGGTGATCATCACAGGAATCATCGTCCTGTAGATCAATCATTTCAGTGTCTACGTGTTTGACAAGTTTGCCGAAAAGAAAGTCAACAAACTCAAGATCTTCTTTAGAAAACATCAGTGAAGACTCCTCCCTTGACTACCTTAGTATTATAGGGCATCTGAGGGGTCTGAGAAGACCCCTTGTGCCACTTCTTAGACTGTCTCCTCCTGACGGAAATAGAGACCGGCACGTTGCATCATATCAATCAGTGCTGCCTGAATCTCCTCTAGTTCTTCTACATCAGCATCATTCTCCCAAAAGTCAACAATATCAAACTCTTCAAAGTTCACAGTTCCGTTCTGATACATTGGAGCATAGAACAGTTCACCCTCAGTACAAACAGTGTAGACACATCCGTGTTCCTTAACAGTCAGAAACACACCAGAGAAGTTGACATTCATGAGAAAAAGTTGTGAACGATGACTACAATAAGAGCAAAGAAGTAAAACATCAACAGTAAACAGGAGAGTAATCTTTGCCAGTGTATGCTTCCAGGTTGAAGTCGGACACAGTAGCACCATTGGCAATGTAGTTGTTCACATCATACACCATATCAGATTTGGTACGGGTAGTGAAAGAAGTCATCTGCTGAGAGAGTTCTTCAGTGGGGTGCCAAATAACACGTTTCACAAAACGCTTACCGGTGCCAACGGGATAGAAGTCGATCTGGGTGGCAGAGGTTTGGAGTTGCATTGGGGTGTTCCCTTGATTACCTTAGTATTATAGGGCACCCAGACGGTCCTAAAAGACTCTGTGTGCCACTTCTAGGACTGTCACCCCATCAGAACCCGATCTGTCTTGTAGAGTAGGATTTCTCTTGCTTTTTTGGCAGCAAATCCGTCCTCTGTTTTCTTCCTTCGACCAGCAGTGTAGGTGATGTCAAAGTAATGAACCTGCATTGACCTTGATTGATCATCAAACCAGTCATCATCTGCACGGTTAGCAACAAAAACTAAATTTTGTGCATCGGCAAAGTCCAGGAGGGAGGTCAGTGCCTCATCTCCAAACCCATTGCCATAATCTGCAAAACTATCACGGTAGGGTGGATCAAAGAAGAAGAAACCATTTGGATCGTTCTCTACGGCATCTTTCCAATCACCACTCTTGATTGTTACATTCTGAAGTGCATTGTGCCACCAGTTCAATACATCACGATCATAAACTTTGTCTTTCTGATTCAACAATCCAGCAGGAGTTCCATACCTTCCGTTGGTATTCTTGTTCAGTTGGTAGATACCATTGAACCCAGTCTTCATCAGAAAGTAGAGTGTGGCTGCCTCAAATGTTGGACTCCATTCCTGATAGTTCCAGGCGTGAAGATGACGGGTATCAAAATAGAACTTCTTACGATCATCTTTGCTCAGTGGCAGATACTGAGATTCAAGACTGTCCAGACGTTGTTGAAACTCAGTCAGGTCAGTCTTGATTGCTTTGTAGATATTCACAACATCAGAGTTGATGTCATTGATCACCACATTCTTTGGTTGGTAGGTGTTCATCACATGGACGAACATTGCCCCACCACCAAAGAATGGTTCATAATAAGTTTTGAAGGCAGTGGGCATAAAAGGTGTATAATGTTTTAGCACCTTTGTCTTACCACCTGCCCAAATGAATAATGGTTTCATTGAGTCTTTGTTGGGTCGATAATATCAGAGTCCTTAAGTTCTCCCTCAGAAATTTGATGCTTCAAAGGAGTTCCATCTCTCTTTGTCAATACATCTTCTTCAATAAGAGTATTGATCTTAGTGACGATTCTAACAGCAATCAGATGTGATTGCGAGTTTCCAGATGTACCCTCTGTTAGAATCTTTGGAGAGGTTTTCTTCAGTCGTTCAGTCAAATATTGATGAACGACATAACCTTTGTCACCTCTACCTAGGTTGTCTCTAAGATACCACACTCTCGCAAGTCCTGCGATAAGAGAACCCAGCATAGGAGATTCTGACCAGTTGGGTGAATTTTGATCTTCAATCAGGTCAGCATAAGTATCAATCGCCTTCTTTGCGTACTTGGGGTTATCACCAACATCATATGCCTCAAGAACACGAGTGAGACCAGAAACTTCGTATCCACTAGTGTCACCGATCTGCTCAATGTGTACTCCCATAGTAACAAGTTTCTGCTCCTTTTCGATGGCATCTTTGTTACCGTAAGCAATGCCAGATCTCAGGGTTTCAATGGCACCAACGTTGGTGCGGTTCTTGTTAAGATCCTCAAAATATTTTGCTTCAACAGAAACACACTCTTCTAGAGTTCTATCTTCGGGATGAACAATGACTTGGCAAGGTACACACAACTCTCCAGATTGATTTGTGTAAAGATACCCAATAGTTGTGGTGTGTTGTCCATCAGCAATAGTTTTCTTACCATCAGGACGTTCAAAAACAGCAAGAGGACGACACAGTTTTGCATCGAATCTACCTGCTTTTTTAATCATTGCCTTATTCAAGAGTCTCTGATATTCCTTGTCAGAGTATAACTCTTTAACGGGCACCATGGTGATAGGAATATAATCCTCTTCATCAAAATCATGTTTTCTGACAACCAAACCAAGATTATCTGCAATCTCAGTAATAGGTACTAAGTTGTCTTTAGATGAGTCGTACATAGTTTTTCTCCAAATCCCCTTTATTTTTTGTCGTTGACCTGACACGAATGTCTTGGGGGGTTTATAGTCAACGTGATTTAATTATACAACTTTTTAGTCAGTTGTCAACGTTTGTTCTTTTTAACCCAACCTCCAGGTGTAGTAGCATCTACCATAGGTTCCCAGTTAGGAAAATAAGATCCGACATAATCTTCAATCCCAAACTGTTGATACATTCCAGTATTCAGTTTAATAAGTGCTTTTTTCATATTACTAGCAACAATCCATCGGTTTGTTTTAGTTACAGTATATTCACCATAATCACGGATGAGCATATAAGGTTTTTCAGTTTCTTTACCAATGCCAAGTTGAATACAAGCAATGGTGCTGTTAATGATTTCGATTTGAGTCGTGTTTTTGAAAAGACCAAGCATAATCAGAGAGTGTTTTGAGGGAACAGAGTGTTGATGCGTTCTTCAATGACTTCAATCATTTTATCATTGATGAACTCTTTTGTAAATCCATATTCAGTTGTAAGGTAGGCAGTATTGGAACCAGGATTGTACTGATTGAAACCTTCCAGGTGAGCAACATTCAGTGCCTTACCGATAGTGCCATCTTCATATGCACCTTCACCAGTACAGAAGGTGACGTAAGAAACATCAGGATTGATCTTACGGCAGATGAAATTGTTCTTGAACCATCGCTCAATAGCGTTACCACGATCCTGCTGCTTCTTACCTTCCATCACGGCAATCAGCACACCACGATAGAACCAGGCACCACCATCGGGTTCACATGCACCTTTACCACCAGGAATCTGATCCTTAGTGAGTTTCTTTTGCAGTACAAGTTCTGGATACTTTTTAGACAAGACTGCAAAAACAGACTCTTTCAGATGCTTACACTGCTCATCAAGTTGACGTGCTCTAGCATCAGTGGCAACAGTTCCTTTCTGAATACCACCTTTGAACTGATAAGTGTTGCTCATGTTTTCGTCTTCAGGAAAAAGAAAAGTGGTTTTCATTGAAATCAGTAAGAATAAGTAGAGAGGTTGCAGGCAGGAACGTGGTAACCGTTATCGGGTTGATTCACATCATAGACCCAGATAAGTTCACGGTCGTTTGCTGCTTCATAAGACTTGAAACCAAACATAGGAACCAGTTTGACCATCAGAGCACCCCAGTGGTACTCTGTTTCAAAGTCGAAAGTCATCGGTGCCGTCCCTTGATTACCTTAGTATTATAGGGCACTGGTCAGTCGGTTAGCAAAGACCTGTGCCACTTTTGCCTCTGCCACACTCTTTTTATCATTTATCCACCAATCATATAGTCTTTCTTCTTCTCTACGTGCCTCAATTTCATGTGGTTGATACCAATACTCCCAATTTTCCACTGGTGTTTTACAAAAACACAATTTTCCATATCGAAACCGTAGGTCACCACGTACCCACTGTGCGACGTGAGTCAGTTCATGAAAAAGAGTTTTTAGATACAATTCACGATCCATGTTTGCCTGAAGTTCAATCAGAAACAAA